GACGCGCGTGCACTCTGTATCGGTGCTTTTCGAAGCGGGCATGGTGTACGCACCAGACACAAAGTTTGCGGATGAGATGATAGAGGAGGTTGCAGCTTTTCCAAATGGGGAGTATGATGACCTTGTGGATAGTATGACACAGGCTTTGATGCGGTATCGTCAGGGCAACTTTGTGCAGCTACCAAGTGACGATTGGGATGAGGATGACAACAACGTGCAAGTAAGAGCGTACTACTGATGGCGGAACAACGGTTTGGTATTTTTGGTAAAGATGTAACACGGTACATACCGCCCGAACTACGGCCCTTTGCAAAAACGGCAGTAGATATGAATCCTGTCACTGGGTTTCAGCGTGCCGGTCAGGCTTTAAAAGAAGGTAAATATGGCGAGTCCGCCTTGGAGACAGGTATATTGGCGGCTGCTCCAGTTGCTTACTTTGGTAGAAATTTAATTAAGCCTTCACTTACGGCAGGCGTGGATGCTTTAAAAGAGTTGTTTTTGTTAGGCGCAGCGGATGATGTTGCTAAAAAGACACCTGCGGCCAAGCAAGGTTTGTCGCGTCGCGAGGTGCTTACGGGCATGGGGGCAGCGGCTCTAGCCGCGCCGGTTGGTAAAGGTATTGTTGATCTGGTGCCTCCTGCACCTGCGGCCAAGGTTGCTAAGACCGCGTTGAAAGGTCCTGTTGCAGCAGCCGTAGCTAAAGCGAACACTTTGCGTGATTTATATTTTGGTAAGACAAAAGTATTTTCTGATAATCCTGGGCAAGCCAAAGAGGTTCTTGACGCAATAGATGAAGCAAAAAGAGTGAGTCCAGATAGAAGTGAGAAAATAGGAAATTTAGTTGCAAAGTCAAATGAAATTTCTGAGAAAATGGACAAGGTAACGTTAGCTCTCAACAAAGATCTTGATAAAATTTTAAAAGATGCCGGAGATTTTAGTAAATTTAGCGATGACGAAATTATTGCATTAGGAGAGATGAAGCTTGAGATATCACATATGATGCGCTCTGGTAAAGGCCCTGATGATTTTATACGATCTGGAGATCCCTTACGCACTGAGCAAGTTGCTAAAGCTTTAGATAAAGAAATAGAGGCACGAGGTTTAAGAAGCCAGATTAGAGATAAAGGCTTGGAACAAATGATGCAAGCTATAAGCAGCAGGCAAGCTGCACGTAAAAACATTGAGAAGAAAGCAGATGGCGGTGTCGCCGGTTTATCGGATCAGGCACGTGATATGTTTAAGGGTCCAAAAGGTATTGGCTCTTATGAATCGTTTATGGTAGGGTAACGAAAAGGAGTTACTATGGCTATTGAAAAAGGAATACCGTCACAACTTGATGAAGAGGACCTGGCTGCTGAGGTAGAGTTAGAGGTCCCTGGTGCCATGGAGCCAATGTCCAGTATTGGTTTTGAAGGCGAAGCGCAGAATATGGATATAGAGATTACCGCTGAGGACGATGGCGGGGTGACGATTGATTTCGAACCCATAGAGCAAAGGGGTATGAGTGACGATTTTTATGCAAATTTAGCCGAAGAAATGCCGGACAGAGAGCTTGGACGCATAGCAGGTGAGCTTTTAAGCGAGTATGATGCTAATAAAGCCAGTCGTCAGGAGTGGGAAGACGCGTATGCTAATGGTTTGGAGCTGTTAGGGTTTAATTATGAAGAAAGAACACAGCCTTTTCGTGGTTCATCAGGTGTTACACACCCATTATTGGCGGAGGCCGCCACACAATTTCAGGCACAAGCGTTTAATGAGCTGCTTCCGGCCTCTGGGCCCGTCCGAACAGCCATAGTTGGGGCCGAAACACGCGATAAACAGCAGCAATCGCAGCGTGTACGCCAATTTATGAATTATTACATTACAAACGTGATGGAAGAATACACACCAGAGCTAGATCAGATGCTATTTTACCTGCCTTTGGCCGGTTCTACGTTTAAAAAGGTGTATTTTGACGAAAATTTAGGCAGAGCGGTATCAAAATTCGTGCCGGCAGAGCATTTAGTGGTGCCCTATGAGACTTCTGACCTTGAAACCTGCCCAAATATTACACAAACGCTACGAATATCGCTAAATGAGCTTAGAAAGAAGCAAATATCGGGGTTTTATTTGGATATTCCGGTGCTTCCGGGGCAAGCTGAGGGCGATTCTGTAAGCGATGAAATCAATAGAATTGATGGTATGACGCCAAATCAAATCGATTATGACTGTACTTTGTTGGAATGTCATGTGGATTTGGATATAGAGGGCTATGAAGAGAAAGATGATGATGGAGAGCCTACAGGCATAAAAGTGCCGTATGTGGTGACAATTAGTCAAGATAATGGGCAAATATTGTCCATACGCCGTAACTATCGTGAAGATGATGATATGAAGCGCAAGATACAGTATTTTGTGCACTATAAGTTTCTACCCGGTTTTGGTTTTTATGGGTTGGGACTTATTCACACGATTGGCGGGTTGTCACGAACCGCCACAGCGGCACTGAGGCAGCTAATCGACGCCGGTACGTTGTCCAATCTTCCTGCGGGTTTTAAAGCCCGTGGACTACGGATCAGGGACGACGATGATCCGCTTCAGCCCGGTGAGTTCCGTGATGTGGATGCTCCCGGAGGGGCTATTCGTGACAGCCTAATGCCGCTGCCATTTAAAGGTCCTGACTCAACATTGTTTCAGCTACTAGGGTTTGTTGTTGATGCAGGACGTAGATTTGCCACCATCACGGATATGAAGGTCGGTGACGGCAATCAGCAGGCTGCTGTAGGTACAACTATAGCGTTATTGGAACAGGGCTCACGGGTGATGAGTGCGGTGCATAAGCGCTTGCATTATGCGATGCGACTTGAGTTTAAGATCCTGTCAAGAGTGATGAGTGAGAGTTTACCTGGTGAATATCCGTATTCTGTTGAGGGTGAGGATAGTGCGGTTAAGGCAACAGATTTTGACGATAGGGTAGATGTCATACCGGTATCGGACCCAAATGTGTTTTCACAGGCACAAAGGATTGCGTTAGCGCAAACAAAACTACAACTAGCGGGAGCAGCGCCTGACTTACATAATATGTACGAAGTGTATCGTGATATGTATGATGCGCTTGGTGTTAAGGATACTGATAGAATTATGAAGCGTGTGCCCGATGAGGAGCCTACACCCAAAGATCCGGCGCAGGAAAACATTGATCTACTTGACATGGTGACCCTAAAAGCATTCCAGGGACAGGACCATGAGTCTCACATTATGGCGCATTTGGTATTTGGCGCGTCCCCTATGATTGGGTCTATGCCTCCGGCAGCCGTAGCTTTACAAAAGCATTGTATGGAACACGTGCAGATACAGGCGGAGGAGATGGCTATGATGGAGATGCGTAACCAAGGTCCCATGGCTCCTGAGCAGCAGGAACTTATGATGGAAAGTATTAAGGCCAAGTTTGTAGCGCAGGGTATGCAGCAGTTAAGACAACTATCACAACAGGCCTCGGGTCAGGGACCAGATCCACTGGTGCAGCTCAAGGAGAAGGAGTTGCAGCTTAGAGCGCAAGCAGAACAGAACGATGCACAGAACGATCAGGCGAAACTTAATCTTGAGGCGCAGAATCAAAGAATGCGTGCCGATCAGTTTCAACAACGGTTGGCAAGTCAGGAACGACAGACAGGCGCACGTATAGATGCAGCGATGCAAAGGGAGTTTATTAAAAGTAAAGGTCAGTAAACCATGAAACTACGGGAAAAACTATGTTCGATCCAGTCACTATTTCTGCGGCTGTAGCTACCGCAAGTACGGCTTTTTCAGGTATTAAGCGTGCCTTTCAGGCAGGCCGCGATTTGGAAAGTATGACACAGGATCTGTCAAGATGGATGGGTGCTGTGTCAGACGTAGATGCTGCACACAAGCCAGCAAAGAATCCTACAATGCTCCGTAAAGTATTTGGTGGTGGCACGGTAGAACAAGAGGCAATCGAGGCTTTCGCAGCAAAAAAGAAACTTGAAGAGCAGCGATACGAGTTACAACAGTTTATTAAGTTTTCGCACGGAACGGCTGCGTGGGATGAGTTATTACGTATGGAAGGGCAGATACGGAAGCGTAGGCAACAGGAGATATATGATAAAAAGATATTTAGAGAAAAAGTTATTGGGATTGTGGTACTTATTGTGGTCCTTGTTATTGGCTTGGCTGCTCTTGGTCTTTTCGTTTACTCCCTCATGGGACTCGACAGAGGATGGTGGGTATCGAACTAGGGACAAATGCGTCCGAAAACAAGGCGGTCAAGAGACGTTTGAGTGGCTTTGCACTGATGGTTATGTGATATATTTAGCACAGTCTGAAAATATTATTCAGTGTTTTAGCTGTTTTTTAAAAAAATTTAGTGACTGGACTTGGGAACAAGAGGTTCGTAAAGGCATACGCGAGAACCCAAAATACGTA